TTTGATTTCTTTTTTAAAGGTTGATATAGTGTTTTTTGACAAGCCATTATAGCTAATCCAGAACTAATTGAAGCATCAAACTTAGTTCTATTGTTTATATTGAATCTAGCCCAGTCTTCTAGAGTCCTTGTGAAATACATAGAGCCTATTGCATCAGGATCTCTGTAAGTTCCTTGTAAGTCAAACCCTACATTTTTTTCTATGTAAGACTCTATTGCTGCTGCGTGAGCCTGCTTTATGTCTTCAGAACTGTTGGGCATTCCACCTAATTCTTTTTCTGTTACAGATAGTTTATTATACGGTTTATCGGGTCTATTAATACTATAATTTCTATACCCTCTATTTTTAAAATGATATAACAATCTAGGTTTGTTATTTTCTATAAGTATGGGCATTCCATAAAAAACACAAGCCATTAATACATCTTCAAAAAACATTTCTGCTGTTTGAGGTCTAGCCACATATTCTAGAAAAAACTCGTTAATAGGCCCCTCATCCATATGAAACTTTGTTAGCCCATGTAATGCTCCATTAGAAGCACCACCACCAACAGTACCAGATATATCATAACTATCACAACCAAAAGCCCCCATGTGTTCATTGCCAGGAAGTTTTAGTCCGTTTCTTGTATTGTAATTATTCTGTAGTTGTTTGTTTGGAGTCCAAGATATTAAAAACCTTCCTTTTTGATTAGGGCTAAATATAACCTGAGTGTCTTTTACACCATCTTTCCATGAAAAAGAACCTCTTGTTAAAAACCTGTCTTTTATTAAAGAATCATTGTAATCTATTTGCTGATATATCTTAGTTAAATTAAATAATGATTGCTTGCTCTCATCTCTAAACGCATGAGATTCAGTTCTTGGAAACTGTCTATAAAATTCGTTTAATGCATCAGGGTCATCCTTTAAACTATCCACTTCAGCTTCCCAGTAATCAACAGCGCCTTGTTTTATGTATTCTCCATCTATACCCATTATTGGATTTTTTGGAGTTCTAAATACAGGCATTCCGTATCTATCTATAAAACCTTCCATGTTATATTCCATTGGAATAAACAAACTATACAAACCACTCTTAGTTTGTCCATTACGGTTTCTGTTATTGACTTTAGAATCAAAATATAATTTCTTACCATTATCTCCACCTTTTTCTAATGCATTAGCAGTAGAACCCATCATACATTTTCCAATAACTTTACTACCTAAACGCAAACACGTTTTTGTAACCCTCCAGTTATTTAAAATATTATTTGGCTTCTCCCATTTTTTAGATTCATCATGAATCAACAGTTTTAATTTTTCTCCATCATAACTGTTATCTCCTGTATTTCTCCAGTCAATAGATGTATCTAATCCTTCAACAACTGATTCATCTTCTTGATACATATTCTTTTTAGTAATCTTAGAAGCAGGAACTCTAAACGCTAGTTCTGTCTTAGGCTTATCCATACCGTCTTGTACGGGTTTAAAAAAGAAAGGGTAATTGTTTACAATTGGAACAACCTTATCTGTAAACATTTTTTTAGCATCAGCTCCTGTCTTAGACAAAATACCTATCCTAGCATCTTTACTTATTGTTCCTATGTTACTAGCCTCTTCACTAGCCATATAAGAAAATCCTGAACGCCTTATCTTTAAATAGTCTTGACCAAAACTTCGTTTATCTGCTTTGCAAGCTTCCCAGTGTAAATAAAATACTCTGTTAGCATCTCTGTATTCTGGAAGCCCAACATCTATTTTAGTCCATTGAATATACATATAATGAGATCCTGTAATATATGTAGGAACACCATTATTCATGAACCAAAATCCATCTTCTCTTCTGTCGAATTCCTGTTCAATGTAATCTACCCATTCATTCTTAAAAGATAATGATGTGTTATGCCATTGAAATATAGATTTAATTTTATGCAATACTTTAGGGTAGTCAAAAGGTTCCCAGTATTGTTCTTTCTTTTCTTTGCTTCTTGAATGTATTTTTTCAGGAGGCTTTGGCAGTCCTATTTTTAAGCCTTCAATTTCAACTATGTCTTGAATCTGACCAGTCTTTGATATAACTATAAAGTCATACTTTTCATTATAACCATAAACCCAGGCCTTACCTTTGTTTTTAGTGGTTATAACACTTTTAGGAATAAAATTATTTAATTCCTTAATTAAGCTATGTTGCTCTTCCTTCTGCAAATCCTCTTTTTGGTTTTTTTATTTCTTTACTAACTCCCTCAATTTCATTCTTTTCCAATTCTATTCTGCTCAGTATTTCAAAAGCATCAAATATAGCCAGCTTTTTTGTAGCTGCTGCATTCTTTAGCTTGTCTGCCGCTAACTCATCATCTTTCCCGTATTTTATAATATCTTCTCCAGCAACCTTTATTAATTCATTAACTGCTTTTTCACCTGCTTTTATAATCTTTAACTTAATCTTATTTACATCCATATTATATAGCTAAAGTTATTTGATGGTCAAACATTCTATACAGTTTTTCTCCATCTACCATAAACTCATATTCGCTTTCAGGTTTAAAAGAAACCTTGTCTCCATTGTTAACACCCTTACTAACTAGGTATTTGTTTGAGTATTTAACTAGACCCATTAACGGTTCTTCTTCTTCGTGGCTTTTTAGGTAGTAGTCTTCTTTTTTTACAGGCTTAATCATACAATATTTAGAATGTGAATTCCAAGTATCATTATTTTTGTACATAAAAAATTGATCGTTGTCTATAAAAAATAAATCATCTTTAAAAAAACTTTTTCCGCTTTTCTCTCTACCCTTCATATCATTATAATATTTAAAAACATTATGATGAACTAAAAGAGTATCTCCTATTTGAACAGGACCATTATAGTTTATTGGAGTCTCAATGACTATTGCGTATCTGTTGGATGCAGTGTGGTCTTCTTTTGAAGTGCTGGTAATAAAGTCTATGTTACCAATTTTTTTGGTGTTGTCGTATCTCCTATCGTTTTTAGGCTTTACTATAAAATAAAAAGGTGATTTCATTCAAAATATATATTGTACTCAATTGAAACAGGTATAGAGGAATTAAATTCTTTCCAAAGAAATATTTCTCCTTTTTTGTTTTCAATAAAAATAGTTAGTGATTGATTTGATTCATTTTTCTTAATTAAATGAATCATATGAGTACCACCAAATATCATTTGATCTACAATATAATGCATAGCCCCTGACTTATAATCAGCACCTATTGATATTTTTCTTATTTGTTCCATTTAATTTAATTTACAACAAATATAAGCAAAAAAAAATACCCCTGAATCAACAGAGGTACTTTGTTAGAAGCAAGCAGCAAACCATTACTTGGACTATCCAAGTAGCGAACCACGCCTTAGACTAGCTAAGGCTCAAACCACTGCTTGCACTTATGTTAACTTACTGCTTGTATTACAATCCAATTTGAACCATCAGACCAAAATTGCGCTCCGTTGTAAGGTTTGTTTACATTATAAAAACTAGCACCGTTTACAGTTTCTGTTCCAGGCCCTAATACATGTATTTTATCACTTGCATTTAGAGTTCCATCTGTTACAAGTCTTATTATTCTATAAGGAGTACTTGTTGCTGATGGTAGTATTAATTCGTAAGTTCCATTACTACCTGTCCAAGTGGCGTATATTGTGTTTTTGCTTGAAGAGTAAGAGGAAGAACCTCCTGAACTAGCGGTTACTAAAAAAGGATTAGAAGTATCTACAGTTGTTTGATTTTGAACAAACTTAGCAATATCAGCGAGCGTAAATACTTTTGTTTGTAAAGAAGGGTTAGTAGTTACACCATCTGTACCAATTAAATAATCTTTAGCATTAACATCTGTTTTTACAGGATATGATGAAATGTTACTAATCTTTGCCATTTTACTTTTGTTTTAATTCTTTTAACAAAGATACATATTATTCTTTTCTATTTTTTAAATGTATTCATCACCTTCTCTATTCCTCTTGAACCAAAGTAAAATATAGTCATTGTACCAAACAACGACTGTATTACAGGAACGTATGCCTTGTCTATTGTAAACTCACCTAGGTTTCCATCAAAGAACACGCAGGCTAAAAACATTACAAACATACAGCCCGTCATTACAGGTCTGATTAACCTTGTTACGGCATGCTCGTTATCCATGGAAAGTCTTTTGGTAACCTCAACCATTTCAATCATGTCGTTCTCCATTTCCTGTAGGAGAATACTCTTGTCTGGCTCACTAAGGTTCTTGTCGCCTCGTATAGCTGTCCCTAATGAGTTTAATTGCTTTATCCCTGTTATGTTACCAGCTAGGTCTAAAAGTTCAGGAGAAACGCTCTTACCCTGTTTAACTAGCCAACGAAGTGCATTCCCTACGTTAGTTCCGTTACCGCCATTTTTTCTTTTATTGTCTTCCATGTTAGTATGTCCACATTACTGATTGAGCCTTATCAAAGTCTATGTCTACGTGAATAAACGTACTTCCTACTCCTATTCTTTGAAATCCCGTCTCCTGTAATAAGAATATTAGGTTATACCTGTCCGTAGAGTTTGTGCATGATAGATCTGCTGCCAGTCCATACATATGGCTTGAACCCTTAGACGTCTCTGTCTTTGGCTTACCGCCAACTTTAGCGTTATGCTCTTCTGTTCGATATCCGCTGTTTATTTTTATAGGACTCCCTAACTTATGCCTAACCTCGTCTAGCATTTCAAGTAAGGTTTCACTCATTAACGAGCCGCTACCAGGTTTATCTGGGGAGTCAAACTCTGATGTTGTAAAATATTTCATTACTCTTTTTTATTAAAGTTATTTTTTAACATTGTAATTATTTTTACTACAGTATACACAATAGATGCTAATAATAATATTACTTTTAAAAATTCATTTAAGGCAGTGAAACTTGAAAAAAGTGCAAGCGCATTTATTCCATATATTTTTAATTCTTCTATATTCATAATTGCCTTAAAGGTTTTCATGTTATTATTTATTTATTCTTCGGTTGGCGGCACTTCCGCATTTCTTGGGTATCCATAAAAACTATGTGCAGCTTCTACTGGGTATACCATAAAAGCGCCAAAGTCTAAATCTAAACTGCTCATTACATCGATAGCATAACCATCATAGTAAACCGCTGGAGTAATTATATTACCATCTGCATCATAAGTTGCTGGTATCTTTACAACCTTACCGATATAAACAACCGCAGCCGTATCTTTAGAGAATACTATTTCGTTATCTGTTTCAACTAAAACACCAATACTTAAAAGGTAGTCTTTGCCCTCTTGCTCTGTTGGAAAATTTGTTTTGTATATATTCATATTTAGTTTTTCTT